CCTTTAACATCTGTTGCGTTAATTGTGAAATGTACTGATGTTCCTAAGTTTTGTAATCTTTCATTAGATATGATTTCACCATCTTGATTAGGTACAAATAATTCTCTACCACGTTCTCCAACAAGATAAGCATTTGTTTGTGTAGTTCTTCCACCAGCAGCACGTCTTAATACTGATCCACCTTCTGCTCTTTGTCCTCTAACCTGTCCGCCTTCTGCTGCACCAAGTAATGCAAGTAATATTCTAAGACCAGCTTGTTTAGTAAGTTCTGCTGTTTGTTTTTTCATTATACCAAGTTTCTTTTGCTCTATGTCGGTAGATTTTTTAAGTTCAACACCAAGTATTTTTTCCAATACAAGTAAAAATGCTTTTTCTAATACCATTCTAATTACAGCAGCTAATGCTTCTACTAATGCTTGTCTTACAAGATTTCTTAATGCTTCACCTAAGTTCTTACCTAAAATAATTGATTCTGCTAATGCTCTTGATATTCCAGCTATACCTTTAAACACTCCTTCAATAGCGAGTTGGTAAATATTACTCATTTTATTTTCCCATTCTGTCATTTGTTTTCCAACAACAGTGTTTAATGCTTCTTGTATTTTTTCTATTGTAGTTTTTACTTTTTCAGTTTCTTGCGGTAACTGTGTTTCAGGAAAATCTTGTCCAATACCAAAAGGTGGTGTCATTGGACTTTGAGGTGCAGATGATCTTCCTCTATTATCTATTTCTCCAATATTGTTTAAAAATTCATCTACTGCTTCTGAATCTTTTAATGTTTTATCTAAATCTTTTACTTCTTTTCTTAATCCTTTTGTTGCAAGAGCAATCCCACCAATAATAGTAGCTGCACCCATAGCAAGTACAAATAAAGGATTTCTCATCATTATTGCTGTTAAACCTGTTACTGCTATTCCTAATAATTTTAATGCACTAATTAGATTAGTAATAAATACAATAAATTTAGCAGCTATTATTGCTAATAAAACAGCCAAAAATTTATCAAAGTTTTCTACAACTAATATTGTGGCTTTTCTTAAACTTTGCATAGCACTAGCTATTTTTTCTCCTACTAATATTCCAAATTGAGTTATTTCTTTTTGATTGGTTGCTACTAATGTTTGTAAATCACCTAATTGTTTTTTTAGTTCATCAAAGAAACCTTTTGCTACTGATGCTTGGAAAATAAAAAAGGCATCTTGTAAGTTTGATATACTACCACTAACAGTTTTAGATAGTTCTTCCATAAGCTGTCCAAACTCTCCACCTGTTCCAAATGCTTTTCTTAATCTTTTAATTGTTTCTTGAATAGAATATCTAGTTCCAGCTTCAAAACCAGCCATAGCAGATACACCACGTTCTCTAAACAATTCTGCACTAGCAACACCAGCACTTAATGATCTTTGAACTTGTAAAGAAGCTAAAGCAAAATCTCCACCTAAGAGAACTGCTGTGTTACCTGTTATTTTTAATAATTCTTCAAAACTTACACCCGCTTCTGCTGCTGATTTTCTTACAGTTGCTAATGATGTAATACCTTGTTGAATATTTCTTAATTCAAAAGGAGTAGTAGCGGCAAATTTTGTAACTTGTTCTAATGCTCTTTGACCAGCTTGTGCAGAACCAAATAATGCTTTTAATTGAACACCTAGATTTTCTATCTGAATACCAGCACTTGCAAAACCTCTAACAACTGCTGCTGTACCAATACCAATTAAAGCATTTCTTAAATTAAAAACAGATGATCTAACTCTTTGTAATCTGCTTTGAAATTGTCCAAATGCTCGTCTAGTATTATCTACTGCGTCTAGGCGTATTTGCAGACGTTCTGTTGCCACTTGCTACTTTCTCCTTATCTGCCTTCACCTTAAAGTAAGCTATCCAGTAAGTAAATTCTTCTTCTGTCATAGCCAACACTTCTCCCATACTTTTTTTCAATCTCTCACCCAAAGCAAGTATAGTATATAACTCTGAGTCGTACCTTACTTTTTTTCAGCTTCCTCAAAAGGTATTGTGTTTAGCATTTCTGTTGCTACTCTTGCAATAACTTCAGGATCAGCTTTATTTAATAATACTTGTTTATCATCTAATTTGAAAACTTTATTTCCATCAGCATCTCTAGCTTTCAACATTAAAGCATCTACAAGTACACTTAAATCGTCTTGTTTAGCACCTTTGAATAGGTTTCTTTTCTCTGCCATTGAAAATGGTGAGCAGTATATAACAAGGGGTTTACCTTCCTCGCCCCACTCAGCGACTTCAATTTTCTTGATCCCTTGTTTTTCAAAATGATCTTTTACTCTATCTATTACACTCATGCGTTAGCCTTCCTTATACAGTTGTTTCTGTTAACGATCCGTTTCCTTGAAACGATATTTCCATTTCTACCATTCCATCAAATGATGAGTTGATAGTTCTACCAGTAACGATAGCTGAACCTGTGTAGTAAGTGTCGCCACTTGCTGCACCTTCAGGATATACGTTAAGAGTAATTTCTGCACCAGCATCTAAGTTACCTTGTGCTGTGTCAGTTTCGTCAAAAAACAATGAAGCCGTACCTGTGAATGATTTTAGACCTACTTTGTATGATCTATCAGTATCACCCATAGCTGTATCTTCTATTGTTTCAGCAGTAGATTCAAGAGTGAATGATCTTAGTTCTCCAAGAACATCTGATCCAATCTTGATCGTACCTTCTGATCCAGTATGTGTTGCCATATTGGTTCTCCTTTAGTTAGTTGTTTATGGTGTTCCAGCAGTATATTGGTACATAACTCGTACCACTACTCGGATTCCACCTACAGGGTAAAGAGTTCCTTCGTCTGTAGATACTTCTACGATTTCAGTTCTCTTTGCATATCCACCTCTTGTACGATCTTGTTCAAGAGTAGATTCTATAACCTCTATAAGTTGGTTTCTTTTAGTGTCAATATTTGTATCACTTCCTTTAACAAAACCAACGAGGATAAAGTCTGCTTGTGCTTGTCTAGTAATTGTAGATGATGTCATTGTTTCATCTGATCTAACTTCATCACCAGATTGTATAAATACGGCTGGATATTGCTGTTGTGTTAGTTCATCTACATTAAATGGTTCTCTAGTAATCTTTTTTAATTCAATAGGAGATGTTACTGCGTCTAGCACAGTGATAATATTATTAGCTATGTTCTCTCTATTGCTCATATCAGATTACTAACCTTTTTAAATTCTTTGGCAAAGAAATTTATCAGCTTTTTACCTCTATCACCAATCTTAAAAAATTCACGTTTATTTTTGACTTGATTTCCAACAGCTTTTATATTTTCTTTTATACTAGCAAAATATATAATTGCTGATTTGCTATTAGCTTTTTGGGTTAAATTAGATAACATATTTCCTGAAAAATTAAGATCAACTTTATTGACCTGTCTGCCTTTATATCGCCTAAATTCTTTATATCCTTTATCAAATGTTCTATATACAGGATTGCCTCTAGAACCTACATTAAAGAAATAAGGTGTTGTTGAATAACCTTTAAATAATTTATTATTAGCATCTTTACCAGATTGAGTACGTTTTCTTATATCTCCAATTAAAAACTCAGCAGTTCTTCCAAGTGTTACCTGTGTCTGTCTTGGTTGATCTTTTATTTGCCTATTAATTTTACGCCTTAATCTAGCGTCATCAATCTTAGGTGTAATCTTCATCTGATTAATCTAAGTCTATGATAAGGTTCTTTCTCTGAATTAGTTATTGTGCCAGAATTATCATCATCATATTCAACACCATCTCTGAGTACGGATTGAAATTCTTTAGCATATTCTGTTTGATAATATTTCTGCATCATTTGGAATCTATCTAAGTTATCGTCTGAATTAAACTTAGTTAATAATGGACATACATAATCAGCTAATACTTTGTAAACAGAACATCTAACCCATTGTGCATCTGTTAATTTAGTTTCGTCCATTTCTATTGTTTCTAATACGGATATGTCCTCTTGGACGTTTCTTTGATAAACTGGAAACCACTCTATTCTTAATTGTCTTTCAATATCTGCTCTGGCTAAAGCATGGTAATC